GGGACCGTGCCTTGAGCCGAAGCTCTTCGTTGGAAAATAAAGGGGGGAATATTACCCCCCTAGTGTCACGTAACTATTGTGACTTCCGTCGAAGTTGCCGTCTCTGACTTCAGACTTACGTCTGAAGATTTAATCCTTCGTAGGAATACGAAGGGACCCATCGACGTACCAAGCGGTTTTGATACCGTTTGGTGGTCCTCTCCAAGTGGTCTTTATCTCGTCCCAGAAGGGGCGTGAGCAGACTCTTGAGGAGTGCGGCATATCCATCAAGCCTATCCCGGGTTTTCACCGGTTTAAGCGCAAAAGTCCTTGTTAAGAACTGATGCGTGTTGTTGCACCACTTATGCGGTTCAACAGCGTCTTGACGTGTGTGCCACCCTAGTGAACCTGACTGTGAAGACACGAGTGGGAGAGCACTTCCTAAATGCTCCTCCACCACATCTTTCAGATAGTTGCTCGTCGAGTACAAGCCTTGCATCCATAACTGGTTGCTTAGCGAGACTAAATGAGCACAAACACTAGGACTTTCGTCGATTTGATGTGGCCAGTACCTAATATATAGTGGGGTTATCTCAACTCCACCGTACGCTTCGGTACCACAGCTCTCTCGGAAGTTGCCTTCAAGAAAGCTCTTCTTGACGTTAACTTTTAGGCCAACATCATGAAGCCACTTTACCACCTGGTGTGCGTGGTCAGAGTGCACGATAATATCATCACCGTACACCCGTACCAGACGAGAAGCGCGCTTCACCGATCCCGCACTGGGTTTAATCCCCCAGTTAGTCAGAATAGCCGCAATGCAAACTACCGCAAAGCAGATACTCTGAACAGGAAAGGTTGTAGCGTTACCCATCCCGGCAAATTTCCCTAAAGACACATCTGGCGCATTGCTAGCGCCAGTGTAGACGAAGGGAGAACGACTATCCATCAAATACTCGTGAAAACGAGTATGATGTCCGAATACGGACTTGACCAGCTTTTGGCTGAGCAAGTCCGACGCGGACTTTAGATCGATGGTAGCCCATTGACCGGTTAGGGAGCCTTCCAGAGCAAGTTTTTGATTCAAACTCTGGTCGGTAAGAGCTAAGCAATTACTAAGAATACGGCACTCTTTGATAGAATCTCTGAGTACCGTGTTTAGCCCCTGCTGCAGAAACTGTCGCAGAAAAGGTTCAACAGTGATTGTCCGCCTTGAGGAAGAATTCTTCAGGACGGAAATAAGCTTAGCTGATGCTCCTCGTAGCCTTGCTGGTACGACTTTCGCATGGAAACCGGTAAGAGCTCTAACTGAGCTCGCCGATAACCATCCTCTTCTTCCCGAAGGACCGCCGCGAGGTGATCCCAAAGAAGATGAGGCGTATTCCAGCGATAGTTCAGGGTCGCCGAGAGTGCTCGGAAGACTTCCCCAACGAGTGCATGGACTCCAAGCTCTTCGTCCCGGCTTCTGCCGGTTCGTCGAGTGTATTGGACCATGTCGTAGTACTCCACGAGCTTCTTCACTCGTGAAATCCTGCGATAAACACAGGTTGGTGTCTCCGAACCATCTTGGCAGTAGACTGGGATCTCCAAGTCTACTATACAAAGCTGACCATTTCTGGTTGCCTTGATATGATTCCTGAACCGCACCTGGGCCGTGTCTGTATATATGCTCATCTTTCAAGTCCTTATGTTTGAGGGTTTGTAGGATGTATGTACTGACACGACCAATGGTATGGTCCTGCCAGTCCGTTAGTCTAACGGAGTCAGCAGTAACATCACATTGGTAAAACTCTTCTACTGCCTTTTGGTGAAGAACTTCCTCATCATCAGACGATAGTCGAGTTTTCTTGCAGAATAAGAGAAACGTGTGAACGTCCCTCAGAGTCCCGTATTCTACGGGTTCTACAAGAAGCCCAGATTTAGAGTCGAACACTTTACAGAGCAGCCCCTGAAGAAATACAGGGATTGCTCCCCCACGGACCTTCTTAAATCCGGCGGGGCAGGTAAACCGCTTTTCGACTAACCCTCGTAAGAGGGCTTCGTCGAGTTTCGGTAGGGTCACGGTTAGGAACTGTGAGCCCTCATGTTCAACTCTATGCTCGAGCGTTTTGAGATCACGCTCGAGGCCTTTCACACCAGGATTCAACCTCTTGAAATCACGTGTCAAGAGGTTGTCTAGGAGAGCTATCGGACTTTTCATCGTTGCTCCTTTGGAGTTAGCGATTCCGAGTCCTACATAGCAGACAACCGCCTCAATTGGCGATTGTGTTAGTAGACGGAGGGTTGCTCTTTTCCAAGCTCCCCTTGCTGCTCAAGTCAAGAACGTGCGAACAGCCTCCCGCAAAGGCCAGAAAAGCCAGAAGGGAGGTAATAAGCACAACTCGAGCAGCCCACGTAATGAAAAGTCCAATCGTATAGGCATCATGGGATTCCATAAAACGCACTCCGCACTAATGCGAGGTTCGTTTAGGAAGCCCCGCTGGTTTGAGAAAAGCCAGTGTGATACTTTAAGATTGGAACTGTATCAAACGTGCCGTAGTTACCTCTGAATCGTCTCGGAAATCCGTTAAGGCCTTACACAATGCCACAATCGCGGCATCGGTAAATCCGAAAGCGGGACGGACGATCGTCAGAGACACGGAAGCAACCTGCTTCTGTGTCAGACCCGTGTAGGGGTTCGTAGCGTTAAGCGTCTGCGTCATTTGAACGTAGTGCTTATCGCCTCCCCCCTTCGGTTTGGAATGGTTGATGATGACGGTATAACCGTTAGCACCAGTATCCACCCTCTCCGACCCATACCCATCTGACCTGACAACAGCCAGGACAAGAGCGGGCGTGGGAGCAGCGGCAGCGACGGTAACAGGATCTGCTAGCATAGGGACGTCTCCGTGGTAAGTATGATTTAGGATCTAGGACGGAATGTCCCAGACCGAGTATTATCGATCCTCTGAGCAAGAATGGCTCCTAAGATCGACTGCCGATACCCTGTTAATGAATTGGGTTCGGTAGTACGCTCCACATCGTAGACTCTAGCGACGTTCATTCGAGTTTGACACTCGAAGTCGAGTATGGACGTGTGGTTCAATGTCCGGTTTGTCGCCGGCACTGGACTGACACGAAGACCATTCACGTAAATGTCGTTTTGAGTAGCGTTTATGTACGAGAACTCAGTGGTTAATTTGCCGCGAGTATGAGCGGTAATAAAACCCCAGTTGATCAGCAACGGATCATGGTTAATTTCCTCGATTAACTCGAGATAATTGCCAAGACCTGTGAACCAATCAACTAGCCACGTCCAAGGGATGATATTATACACATCTATGAAACGTGGTATGAGTCCCACCTGATCGAAATAGAAGCGTTCGCGCAGGTGCGGCACATTGATAGTAGGGAAGTCGAAAGTTCCGTTTATTGCTAAGCGGATCTCCGTCTCTCTACTAACACGGTGAGCGTGGACGCAAGTCCACTCTTTATCACCGTCTGTGTGGTCGTATACATAACCGGAGGCTAATCCCGATTCGCCCGAGACAATATCTCGTTTCGTGCGAAAAGTTGTCTGCTTACCTGATCTGCGAATCAAGAAGTTGATCTTCTTGCTAAGCTTTTCAGGCAATTCAGTCAATTCCCGAAGATCTTTGTGCAGTTGCTTCCAACCAAAGTGGTATGACAAATACTCACCTGGTATGTTGCTAGCGGCCTTGTTCGATAGGTCAAAAACTTGACTTCTCAACTTGGGGCTACCTTTCAACGCGGAATAGACTGCCTTCAGATCAGTCATAGTCTGACGTGCTTGCGCGACAGACCGTGGCAAGTCCTTGAGTTCTGCGATATTACGCGCGAGAGAGTAAGCCCGTGTGAACGGACTTCCTCCCTTTAGCATTGAAGTAGCATTATCGGCACAAAGTGATTTGCACCGTGCTATCTCACTAGCTCGCAGAGAGTCCAAGGTACTTTCAGGAAGGATAGCAGCTGTAGGACCGAAATCTTGGGTCCAGAAATTGGTACTTCCTACCTCGTAATCACGGGTTCCCCCGTTTACGATGCAGTTAGTATCAGGATCTGCTCCCGAAGTATACCATCGGTACTCTATCACGAATCGACTAGAACGAGGGGGAGAATTAGAGGTGGACTTAAACAATTCAAGCTCACCTTGAGTACTCCCGATTATTCTTGTTCGACCCGTGGTATCCTTGATTATATCGTTGTTCGGTGGCCTAGCCGTGAGGCTCGCCACTGATGGAACAGCGTTAAACTGTGAATGGACCAGGAATGGAGACGAGCAGACAGCAATCCCTTTGTAATTGGACTGCTGACTCCACGAATACGTTCCTGAGTTGCGTGTACGCGTTCGAAGGTCAGTCACAGACTGAGTCCTTCTAGCACGCACCCGATTCACAGCCGTTATCGTAGAAGGCGCGACCTTAAACCTATAAGTCGGATCCAGGGCGAAAGCCCAGGACTGAATGTAGGAGAAAGGAATGAGCTTATACGCTAACGATTCAAGGCCAGTTGCTGAGTTGACTAGAGTATCATAACGATACCGGATTAAAGAACCGGGATCAAATCCTTCGGGAATTCCCCGTGTATCTCTATACACGGGGTCGTCTCGCAGGGTTATCGTCATGACTCTTAGCCTCCTAAGGTGTGAAACAGGCATTTCTCCAAGCAATATATGGAGAACATTAGAGGCACTTTACCTCTAGAGGACCCCCGCGAGGGGGTCC